CACCTGAGGGACGGCAAACAACGGTGTACATTAATTAGAAGTTGTGGTATAATTGATCTATCAAAACAAAGGATAGAAAAATGACTCGTAAATCTAAAGACATTGTCAACATTGTTGACGGCGTTAAAGTTACAATCTGTGCTTATCGTGGACCTCGTTTCAATGAACAAACGTTCGATGTAAACAAGAGTCGTTACACAGCTTGGCATCAAGGTGTCAAGAACTATGAGCATGGCACCCGTGGAGTTCAAGGAACTGTAACAAGTTTGTAAACAACGGTGTACATTAATTAGAAGTTGTGGTATAATTGATCTATCAAAACAAAGGATCCATTATGAAAAAAGTTAGAACAGACGCTTATATGTTTACAGCAGATCCTCTGTGTGTAGGTGATATGCAAATGATTGAAACAGTTCGTAAGACAATTGCGATTGTGAACAAACAAGCAAACATTATTGCTAAATGGTCACAGCAACCTGCAAAATTGTTTAGAGTTTGTTTGAAAGCGCGCTTGGGTAAGGGAAATCCTCTTTCTGAGAAATATAAAAATCAGTGGATTAAAAGCATTAAGCTTGAAGATGCACGCACAATAGACGTATACGTACAACGTCGTTAATGTTAGTAAAATAACGGTGTACAAATAATAAAGAATGTGGTATAATTACTACATAAACTAGGAAAGATCATCGAATCTTTTCACAATAGTTCTTTAACAATTCAAGTTTCTTATTTTACTGCTATCGTCTATCGGTTAGGACACTAGGTTTTCAACCTGGTAAGCGGGGTTCAACTCCCCGTAGCAGTACCATATTAAAGCACATTAGATTCCTTTTACTCTGCCCTCTGCACCTAGTGCCACTGGCGGATTAGATTTCTTTTAGTGTGCTCTAATATGGTAATGAAGGACTAATTACCCTTCACCATAATCGGGAGTCATGAACCGATGAACTCGTAGTCATCTAATGGTAAGGTAGGCCCGATTATGGGGCCGCATGCAGGTTTCGAAATCCTGTCTACAATGAGTTCGCATATACAAACATACTTAACCGCCCATGTTGCACCTAGTGCGTGAAGGATCCGAGAGTATGTTTCTATATGTTTTAAAAAGATTGCGGCATTCATATAACGGTCATTATCTCGGATTGTCTATCCGAAGACGGGAGTTCGACTCTCCCATGTCGCGCCAGTATTAGTTGGATTGATCATCCAAGATAGTAAACGCTAACCGTCGTGGCCACCCGGCGGTTCTTGCAGTGTTATACTGCTACGAAAAGGCGGGGTAAGAGTCCCGATATAGGGTGTGCTAGTAATTTGGGGGATTAGCTCAGCTGGGAGAGCAATTGCTTTGCAAGCAATAGGTCAACGGTTCGATCCCGTTATCCTCCACCAAGTTTTAAGCGGGTTGTTTGTGGAATACGTTTAGCCTTCCAAGCTGAAAGATGCAGGTTCGAATCCTGTAGCCCGCTCCAGTAACTCTCCCTTGTATGCGGAGTATAATATGATAAGTAGTATACAAACGAATTAGCCCCGATGGTGGAATTGGTAGACATCCCGGTCTTAGAAGCCGGCGCCGAAAGGCATGCGAGTTCGAATCTCGCTTGGGGCACCAAAGCAGCGTATAGGTTACATTATTCAGTATGAGCAACAGGGTACCTAGGTAAATCCTTGGGCGGGCAATAGTACGTACATCAATGTAACAGGTGGTAGTGATCTACTTCGGACGAAGACCTCAAAACTTCGTCTACTAAATTTAGGAAAGTAATGCAGCGGGGTTGGTCCTGCGACCAGCCTTGAAAACTGGGTTCTCTTAATCGGGATGGGGTTCGACTCCTCTGCTTTCCGCCAATGTTTATGTTGTCGTTAGTGTAATGGTTAGCACCAGAGATTGTGAATCTCTTAGCATGGGTTCGAATCCCATACGTCAACCCATACAACTTTAGCTGATGTGGTCATAGCGGTGTCTTGAAGCGGCATTGAAGCAGGTTCGATTCCTGCAGGTTGTACCAAAAGTTTTGATAGTGTCGTAGATTTTGCATTAGTAGTTTAAGCAGAGGAATACATTATCAATCATTGCCTTATAGCTCAGAGGAAGAGCAAACGCTTGATAAGCGTTAGGTCGACATTTCGAAATTGTCTAAGGCAACCAATTTAATGGACTGAAACTTTAAGGTGAAGTAATTGGCTTTATTATATAAATACATAAACTATAAGGAATATGTATGGAAAAATGTAAATTTTGCGCAAAATTGGGATTTAAGAATTTAAAAATTCATGAAAGACAATGCAAAGAAAACGTTAATAGAACTTGTGCTATTGGTCATAAAGGCGGAAACCACTTTACTACTGGTAAATCTAAAACACATTCTGATTTTACTAAAAATAAAATGAGCCAATCACAATTGGGGAAAGCTCATACAGAAGAGACTAAGAAAAAGTTATCAATTATACGAAAATTATATTTAGAAAATAATCCAGATAAAGTTCCATATCTTTTAAACCATTCTTCAAAGATAAGTTATCCTGAACAATATTTTATTGATTGTTTTATTAATGATGTTGATGCTAAATTTCAACATCATGTTTATAGATATAAATTAGATTTTGCCAATGTCAAAGAAAAATTATACTTTGAAATTGATGGTGAGCAACATTATAATGATAAAAGAATTGTTGAACACGATATCAAAAGAACTCAAAAGTTAAATGAAATGGGATGGACATGTTTTAGATTGAGATGGTCTCATTTTCAAAAGTTAAACGAAGAAGAAAAAAAACAAAAAGTTTTAGAGATACGATTTATGATGAAATGGTATCATAGTTGACTTTTAATCAACCTTTCCCAGTTCGAATCTGGGTGAATCGACCAAGTTTTGTTTATGTGTGTATGGTAATACCTTATGTGAATGCGGACCCATTTTTCATCCGGCTGCATTGTACTCGAAGCCCATAGCAGTAGGTGTCGAGCCTATTGGTGATTGACTGAAAATATAGATCACAGTGAACAAATTAATTTTCGGAGTAGAAGCATCAATGGTGATGCAGAAGGCTGTAACCCTTCCGCCCTCGGGCACGCCTGGTTCGATCCCAGGATACTCCACCAGTCAAACGATAGTGCGCACTATCTAACGGTTGTAAGTGACGATGAGTTATATCGGAACTTTCACTATTTTATTCCTGAGTTTAGCGGGTTTTGCGCAGACCTTGCCAATGTTAGTAACGTGCTATGCGATGAGCACCTTAGGAGCCAGTTTATTCCCCAGTAGCACAGCGGTAGTTGCGCAACACTGTTAATGTTGATGTCGTACGTTCGATCCGTACCTGGGGAGCCCTTCGGTTGAAGTACAAAATACTTCAACCACAATTTAATGCGTCTGTAGTATAATGGATAATATTCTAGGCTACGAACTTAGTAATGGTGGTTCGATTCCATCCAGACGCACCAAGTATTTTATAACTCAGTAGCTCAATTGGCAGAGCACTTCCTTCATACGGAATAGGTTTCCAGTTCGAGTCTGGACTTCACGACCAGTTTTATTGCCCTTGTATCCTTAATGGTAGAGGTGTCCTGTTTTGTAAGCAGGGTGCGGAGGTTCGATTCCTTCCTGGGGCACTGGTAATACTGTAAAAAAGATGACTAAACGAAATAGTTATCTTCAAAAATATAAATTAGCCTCGGTAGTTTAATGGTAGAACGTCGTCTTTACATGGCGAATACGGGAGTTCAATTCTCCAACGAGGTACCAATATTATAGGAGGTCGGGATTTCAAAATTCCCCCCGGACACCAGAATATAAATTAGTCTATTAGCCAACTGATAGATTAACTATGATGACTTTGTATGCCGAAGAACCGTGCATGCATTAAAAAAGTGGTATAGTCCACAACGGTCTGTCTATCAACTTCACATGTACTTTAAATCGTACATGTGATATAATTAATCTTTAATAGGAATATATAATGAAACCAACCAAGAACTTTAAGATGTCCAGCACTACTAAAACACTGTTGGCGTCTATTGCCGATAAAGATGTCTATAACCTTTTTAAAGCAAACATGGTTCAAGCTCAACTGGCTTCAGAAATTAAACCAGCAAAAGAAAAGAAATAAATATAACGCGGGGATTCAGGTGATCGGTCAGTCTCATAAGCTCGACCTAGAAGTTTCGAATACTTCCTCCGCAACCAATTAGCGTTTATTTGCAAAGTTCTTATGAAATAAAATTTGCAACTTTATTAGATGAATTGAACATTGAATGGTCTAGACCGGATCCATTAACGTGGATAGATGATAACGGTGGTGATCATAGATATTATCCAGATTTTTTAGTTGGTAATATCTACATAGATATGAAAAATGACTATTTAGCAATTAAAGATAAACCTAAAATTGATACAGTAAGACACCAAAATAAAGTTGATATTAGGATAGTAACAAAAGATTTTATAACAAAAGATTATATTTTAGCTCTTAAAGCATAGATGGCGATGTACCGGTTTTGTAATCCGGTTAGTAGGGTTCAAGTCCTTGTGAGAGCACCATAACAAAAGTTCCGGGTGTGGGAGTTCGATTCTCTCCTGGGGCACCATATTAAAATACATAAAGTGAGTTAGCTTTAGGCTTTCCACCTATACATAGCAATCGCCGGACCTATGTTGTGTATTTCAATATGGCAAAACTATTTAAGTACAATGGTCACACGCCCTTGCTTAAATTTGAAGTTGTCATATTAGAACTTTATTGACGTGCATAACTTGCAAGTTGCGCAAGACCTGTGTGCGGTGATCTAGTAGTTGCGAACGGCTCTTGTACTAGCGAGAAAGCTTATATCGATAATGTTCTAATATGATAATGTTCATGGTAATGTAGCTTAGAGGCAAAAGCACTTCCTTCATACGGAATAGATCGTGAGTTCGAGTCTCACCATTACCACCATTAATTAATTTCCGAGCGTAGGATAGTCTGGCTCATTCCGCCTGCTTTGGGAGCAGGATGTCGCAGGTTCAAATCCTGCCGCTCGGACCAAAATATAGTGGTGATAATTGGTATCACACTGCGTTAAATGTATAAATAATAGTATAGGAGAAACTTATGCTATTATGTAAATTTTGCAACAAAGAATGTAAAAACGAAAACTCTCAACGAAATCATCAAAGACTTTGTAAGAGTAATGCTAATCGGCAATCAACATGGCTTGAAACCCATCGAGATCAATTGCCATCTTGGAATAAAGGTCATACTAAAGAAACTGATCCAAGGATTGCAGTTAATGCTGCAAATACTTCCATTGGCATGAAACTAGCAATAGGCGAAGGTAGACATTCCGGTGCTTGGAATTCAGAGTATTGGACTGAAGAAGTTCGTAAAAATAAATCTGAAGAAAAAAAAGAACTTTATAGAAAATTTCCAGAAAAACATCCTAATAGAAAATTAGCTGGAAATAGAAATAAAATGACTTATCCAGAGCAAGTTGCTCATGATTGGTTGTTAGACAATAAAATATTATTCGAACCACAGAAGTTAATTGATGGAAAATATATTGACTTTTGTGTTGATAATATTGTTATTGAAATAGATGGTGAGCATTGGCATCCAATTGGAAATACTGCAGATGCTGACCGTGATTCAAAACTAAAATCTTTGGGGTATGACGTTTATCGCATACGTAGTAAAGAAAATATACATAGTAGACTAGAAACAATTTTTAATCGCTCTTTTAGTATAAAGGCATTACAATACATTGGTAATGTATAGACGCTGGATCGTTACCAGCAAGGAGCACCAAGGAGTAGATATGAATCACGGCGGTAAGGGGTCTAAACCTAGACCAATCAGTGTAAGCGATATTGAATACGCAGATCGTTGGGATACAATCTTCGGTAAAGATAAGAAACCTGAATTGAAAGAAGTAGTCGAATACGATAGTCGAAAGATGTTGACTGAAGTAGATCCTCTTCAAAAATTAGTAGACATATCCCAAGAATTGGGATTGTATGATTAACACGGCTTAGTCCTCTACGTAAGTACGACTGGGTTCTTTTACCTGCATGGGGAAATTGGTAAACCCAGCGCACTTAAAATGCGCCACGCAAGTTTCCCGGTTCGACTCCGGGTGCAGGTACCATTTATATCCATAGTGTAATGGCAACACTTTGTTCTCCAAAAGCAACATTCTAGGTTCGAGTCCTAGTGGATATGCCAATCATAAGAGTCCTGGACACGCGGACTTTAAAATGAGGTGGATGTAAGTGGAATCCTTACAACTAATAAATAAATTATGACACTTATAAAATACAGAGATGCTGGTATGGCAACATACACTTGGTTCTGGGTTGACTCTGAAACTAAACATCAAGTAAGTCCATATTTTGATTCTGAAAAAGACGCAAATAAATGGGCAAATAGTGCATAACTGAATCTTGTTTTATATGAATAAATCTATCAAGGGAACTTGGTAACGCTTACAGTGGCGAATCACTGTGGCAAGTGGAACACTTCCACAATATGTTATGACTACACTTAATGATATGAAGGGTCACTTCATTATACCTATCGCAATGAATAAAACATATTGAGTCGTTCGTCACGGGATCGTAACTGACCGCACCAGGGAATCTGGAATTAACCAGTGCACTTTATAGACATATGAAGTTACGAACAAATAGCAGTAGATGTATTGCTTTTCAAAGGGAATCTTCGGATTCCCTTTGTCGTTTTATATAAGTAATGTATGGCAATAAAACCACCCACACCTACAGCCGCAGCAGGCAGATATAAAGAACATGCATGTCCAAAGTGTAATGTATTGCACAGAGGTCGGGGACCATATTGCACTAAATCATGTGCTAATCTTGATCGCAGTGAAGAAGTTAAAAAGAAACTTAGTGATACTAAGAAGTATGGCGATAAGGGTCAACTAGCAACATGGGAACTAAACTGGGGTATAGATTATGAGCCTATCATAGCTGGACCGCCCGTGGGGCTAAATGATAATCAATTCGTTGAAGGTGGCGATGTTTGGACTTCAGATGACTCTTGGTGAATTATAAATAGAATAATATGAAAGTTTTACTGGAGATCACATGCCGTTAGCAAGAGGTTTATCACAATTAGCAGGTTTAATTACTATCGATGGAAATGATGTAATTATGAATGGTGCGCTGGGTGCAACAAATTTAATAGGAAATAATACTGGCGATGAAACACTAGCAACTATCAAGAGCAAGTTGGGTGTTACAACCCTCAGTGGTACTAACACTGGGGACCAAATCATCCCAACAACTTTGCCAGCCTCTGACGTCTATGCATGGGCAAAGGCAACAATAAAGCCAACTTACTACGCCGCAGACGTTGGCTTGGGCAGTGTTGATAACACTTCAGACTTAGCCAAGCCAGTCAGCACAGCCCAAGCCGAGGCAAACACCGCAGTTCAAAACGCAGCAGCCTCAGACGCCACAAGCAAAGCCAATGCTCGGCAAGCTACCCTAGTCTCTGGCACAAACATTCGTACAGTGAATGGTCAATCTGTGTTAGGCACTGGAGACTTGACTATCTCATCTAGTTCAGTGACAATGAGTACAACTGTACCGAATACTCCATCATCTGGAGACCAATGGTGGGACTCTACAGAAGGCGCATTATATATTTATTATGATGATGGTGATTCTCTACAGTGGGTTCCTTCTACAAATAATTTTGCTGGTCCAGTTGCAAGCACTACAGAATCAGTCGGAATCACTACAGGTAAATCAATTGCAATGGCAATTGTATTCGGATAAGGAATAAAAATGGCAAACCCCAACATAGTAAACGTCACCTCAATTTTTGGAAAAACTAACGGACTAGCAGTGACAACTACACCGACTGCAATAGTTACGAACCTTTCAGCTTCTAATAAAATTCTTAAAATTAATTCATTAATTATAGCAAATGTTAATGGAACATCATCTGCTGATATAACTGCAGATGTGCTTAAAAATGGTACAACTTCTCGAAGAATTGCATTTACTATTGCAGTTCCTAATGATGCAACTTTGGTGTTGATATCTAAAGATACCTCGATATACCTTGAAGAGAATGATAGTATTAGATTAACGGCAAGTGCTAACACCGCCTTGGAGGCGGTGTGTTCATATGAAGAGATAAGTTAATGGGATTTTATACAACAAATCAAGGATACATTGGAGTTGTTGGCAGCAATAGATCAACCAATTTACAAGTAATTGGTTCTTCAGTAGTATTAGGCGCAGTAGGATTGTATCCATTTAGTAATTTTACTTTTACCAACGGAACACAAGTAGGCCGATTTGGGCCAGATCTGAGTAACTTGCTTAGTTCGTACAACACAACAGTGGACCCGTGGTTAACCGATTTAGAGTTTTATAATGCTGTCGATGGGATTCAATTTTGGACAGTACCTGCCGATGGTTTGTATCAAATAACATGCTATGGTGCACAAGGCGGCGGAGACCAAGGCGGGTTAGGAGCAAGTATTAAAGGTACTTTTACGTTAACCTCCGGCGAAGTATTAAATATATTGGTGGGTCACGTTGGATTAAGTTCAACTCATGCAGCAGGCGGGGGCGGTGTATCTGCTGCATGGAGAAGTGATTTAACATTGTTAGTTGCAGCAGGCGCCGGCGGCGGCGTAACTCCTGGTGGCACCAGGGTAGATGGGTGCAACGGACAAATAGCTACATCAGGTAGTGTCGGGCAAGCAAGCCCTGCTTGGAATAACTATTCAGGTGGTGATGATGGCGGCGGCGGCGCCAGCTCATCAGGAACCGGCGGCGGCGGCTCAGGAGGAGGATGGTTATTTGATGCTGGATCGGATAGCACTGGCGCAGCTCAGGGCTTAGGTCGACCAAACGGCTGGTTAGGTGGAATCAGTAGAACGTCCGGTACTGTGCCAGTTACTGGATCGTTCGGCGGTGGCGGTGGCGCAAGTTCCGGCAGCCCTATAAATACATTTAATGGTGGTGCCGGCGGCGGCGGTTATTCGGGTGGTGGTGCTGGCGTGGGTGATGGTGACGGTAGTCCCGGTCGAGGCGGTGGTGGTGGATCATTTAACTCTGGCAGCAATCGGCTTAACCAAACTGGTATCGGCCTCGGCGATGGATTAGTGGAAATCGCACTTTTATAATATGGATGAAAAAAAGATATGAGAAGAAATTCCGGTATAATAGGTGAACAGCAGACAACTTCCACTGAACATGCTTCCGGTGTATTTGACTTGTTTGATGTATACAATGCTAGAAAAAATGATATGTGGCCGATTACGCCATTTACACCAATTTCAGCTTCACCTCCTGCATCAATATCAAATACATACAGTTTCAACTTTACTGGATCTGATCAATTATTCACTATACCGGATAATGTAAATTGGATACTTGTAACGGCTGATGGTGGAGGAGGAGGTGCCGGTGTAAGCATTGCAACGCCTCCTGGACACGGCGGCCGCATTACAGGATGGGTAATAGTTGAACCTGGCCAAGTATATACGGTTATTGCTGGCGGTGGTGGCTCCGGGCGAGGCCCAGCCGCTACTGCTAGGTATGGCGGTGGCGCTGGTGGCTTTAGTGGTATTCTTAATAACTTAGGAAATCATATTATTACAGCGGGCGGCGGAGGAGCCAGTCAAATAAACTTACCTATCATTACATCTGGGCTAGCAGTGACTGCAGGAGGACATTCGCTTGTTTTTAGTAATACTTCAGCAGCTGGCGGCCTTGGTGGGTTTGCTAATTCGAATACATCATCTGACTCTATTTTAATTGGAGCAGCTGGGGCGTCAACAGGCGGCGGAGAGGGTGGAACTACGTGGAATGGCAGTTCGTCTCTTGACGCAGGTGGCGGTGGCGGTGGTGGCGGCTTTGGTGTTATTGCTGGCCTTGGAGGACTAGGTAATAATGGAAGCAATACATCAGTAAATAATACCGGCGAAGGCGGTGGTGGCGGTTATGGTGGTGGTGGCGGTGGTGGTGGTGGTGGCTTTGGCAGTCAAACACAACGTACGAATCCCGGATCTGGTGGTGGCGGCGGCTATATAGGAGGCCAAGGCGGCGAGAATTCATTATCAAACCGACACAGTGCTGGCCAAGGTGGATGGAATTTCTTTTTTTGGTCCTCTAATCCTAGAGGTGGCAATTCGATAGCTCCTACTTCGACGCAGGGCGCAGGGGCACTTGGCGCAACAGCAGCAGGCGGTAATGGTGCTAACGGCACAGTAACAATACAATGGTGATCTTATGGTTTTTCAAATTAAATAAACATAGATGATTAATACATTGTCAAATAACTGTGATAATATCAATAGTCCATTTAATATTATTTGGCTGACAGAGTATAATAAAATAGGAATTAAAGATGGCATCAATTAACTTTCCAGCAACACCTTCTCTTAACGACACGTTCATTTTTGGTAATATCACATTTCAGTGGGATGGTGTGAAATGGAAAACTGTAGCATCTAGTCAGTCGTCAAACACTGTATTTGCAGCCCCAAATGGGACTACAGGAACTCCTTCTTTTAGAGCGATTGTAGCTGCTGATATACCCACATTAAATCAAAACACTACAGGTTCAGCAGGTTCAGCAGCTACGCTTACTACATCTAGAACGATTGGTGGTGTTAGCTTTAATGGTTCAGCTAATATTAACTTACCTGGTGTCAATGCAGCAGGTAATCAAAGTACGACTGGCTCAGCAGCTACGCTTACTACATCTAGAACGATTGGTCTTTCTGGTGCAGCAACAGGTACAGCTACCGGCTTTAATGGTTCAGCTAATATTACTATTGCAGTCACTGCACTTAATGCCACTAATTTAACATCTGGGACAGTCCCTAATGCTAGAGTATCTGGTACTTATACTGGTCTGACTAACTTGACTGGTTCAGGCACAGTTGACTTTGCGAAGTTTGCAGGGCTCGTTACTGACCTAGTTAGTACACCTAGTTTTACATGGACAGGTGATTTAACTACTGGTTTTTATAGACCTACTGTTAGTCAAATTGGTGTAACAATAGCTGGTACGCAGAGAGCATTGTTTACTTCTACTGGTTTAACTGTAAATGGAACTGTTACTAGTACAAATTTGTCGGGTACAAATACTGGCGATCAAACTCTTGCTTCTTTAGGTGGTCAAGAAGCCCTAGTCTCCGGCACAAACATCCGAACCATTAACGGTGAAACCCTGCTTGGCGCAAGCAATATAGTCGTTACTGGTGCAACTGGACCAACTGGACCAACTGGACCAACTGGACCTGCTGGTGCAGATTCTACTGTTCCTGGACCTCAAGGCGACGGCTTTTTAGTAATTCCTCAAGTTGTGTATTCGTCTAATACGTTTTTACCTCTTAGTACTTCTGGAAAACATGTCTTGCACCCATCTACTGCTGTTGATTCTGTAACTTATTACATAAGAGGTACATATAATTGGGAAACAGGAACTGTAATTACAATAATAAATCAAATTGGCGCTGGAGCAATAATTATATCAGAATATGAAAACACTATCATAAGACTTGCTGGTTCAGGTGAAACTGGCAGTAAAACATTAGATGCTGCCTGTATGGCAACATTGTTATATTTGGGTAATAATGAATGGATCGCAAGTGGTATGGGATTATCATGAGTGTAGTACAACAAATTTTATTAATTCAAGGTAATGCGTTTAGTCTTGTTACGCCAGGACAAGAAGAATTTATAACGCCTGGAACATATTCTTGGGTTGCACCAGCAACAGTTACAAGCGTTTCTGTACTTTGTATTGGTGGAGGCTCAAACTTATTATATGGTGGTGGCGGTGGCGGTCTAGGTTATATAAACAATTATGCTGTTATACCAGGAGAAACATACCTTGTAGTAGTAGGTGTGGGCGGAATTAAAGATATAAATACCGGGCTTGGTGATGATACTTATTTTATTTCAATTGATGTTGTCTGTGGTGGTGGTGGTACAGCTGCCAGTAATACTACAGTTGGTTTTGGCGGCCGGTTTGTTGGAACAGGTGGCGGCAATGGCGGAAGTGGCGGTGTTGCTGGAAGTGGTGCTGCTGGCGGTTATAGTGGAGGTGGTCGAGGTGGAAGTGGCAAAGGCGCAAATAGTCAAGTTGTAGCAGGTAATGCTGGAAGTAACGGAGGTGGTGGCGGCGGTGGTTCAGGTTCTGGTTATTCGCCGGGCGGTGGCGGTGGCACCGGAATATATGGAATGGGCGAAAGTGGCGCTGGAGGTGATAGTAGTGGCGGCGGTGGCGGCGGCGGTTCAGGTGGAACTGCTGGAAGTAGTAATATGCCTTTTAGTATTGGCGGTGTATATGGTGGAGGCGCTTCTCATCGAGGTAGCAATAATGGTGGAACTGCTGGACATGGAGCTTTACGCATTATTTGGCCGGGTGAGACTCGAAGATTTCCAAGTCTTAGAACAATAGATGAATAAGGATAAACAATGAAATATGCACAAATAAATCAAACGAGCACTGAAGCTATTCAAATAAATGAAAATGAAATTATTGCATGGGATTCAACTCATTTTTGTCGTATATTAAAATTAACAGCCGATCAAATTGTACAATTCAAAATTGTAGAACTGCATGTGACGCCTGAACCACAAATTGATCCTATTACTCAAACTGTGATGCGCGATGGTTGCGAATTTGCAAATAACGTATGGCAATATAAATGGTCAATTATTGAATTATTTGCTACACAAGAAGAGCGTGACAAAGCACACGCCGAATTAGCTGAAGATATGCGATTAGCTTCAATTCCATTTAAAGTCGATATGCGCCAAGCACGCCTTGCTCTACTTCAAAGTGGACATCTTTCAACAGTATCAAATGCAATTGCATCAATGCAAGGCGTTGATGGGGACGCAGCAAGAATTGAATGGGAATTTGCTGCGACAGTAATACGCGATGATTCACTTACACAAGCACTAATATCTATTTTGGGTTTAACTGATTTACAAGTAGATGAACTATTCACACAAGCAGGAAAATTATGAACATATTTTATACAAACTTTGGTATACCAAAACAATTTGCAGGAATGACACGTGGGCCATTTGTCTTCATTCGACCTGAATATAAAGATGACATTGGTTTATTAGCACATGAACAAACGCATGTAAAGCAATTCTTTCGGACATTCTTCTTACATGGATTCTTCTATTTGTTTTCGGATACGTATAAGTTGAATGCAGAAGTTGAAGCATTCAAAGTCCAAGCAACATATTATTCCGGTGATACTCTTCCACAATTTGCAGAATTCATCGCGAATAATTATGGACTAAACATCACTGCAGAAGAAGCGTTGACAAAACTTAGAGCGTAGTTACATTTGTTACCATAAAAAGGGCCTTCGGGTCCTTTTGTCGTTTCTGTGTACATTAAATCGTCGATGTTGTATAATCAATACAACAAGGAACAAATATGAAATATAGCGTAGTGATTATTCAGGTCAGTCATAAAGTATGTAACGAGGTCATGGAGACCAACATCTTTGATAATGTCGAGCAAGCCCAGCAATTCGTCAATGACTTCAATGCTGTACAACTCATTATGCCTACTGATCCTAGGCTGGTCGCTATGAATCCCATCGCATTCGCAGATTGATATGCATCCCAACATTATCAATATCATCTCCAACAACGCTCGCATTCGGGACTTCTATAACATAGGTCCAGTACAAAAGGCAGCGATTGAAGATCTTATTTCCGATGTAGCATGCGAAGCACTTCTTATCATATATCGTAATCACCACATTCAAGCAGGTGAGATACAAGTCTATATAGACATCGAAAAACAATTCGGTGAACACTTCACCAATAGGAAACCAAATGTCTGATTGCAACACACCTCGTATTAAACCCGCGTTGTATAGCGTCGGCGTCGGTGATGATGGGCAGACTCAACTTACGCTTAACAATGAGTATGGATCTATCACTTTGTCAATGGGATCCGAAGCTGTTGAACAAATGATTAGACTCCTTGAAGCTACGTTGTGACTGCTCCAACTAAGTTCAACAAGGTGCTGGGCTATCGCATGGTGTTTGAGCCAATCATTCAACCATCGGGGTATGTCTATACACAAGCGTTCATCCTATGCAGTCAATGTAAGGCACCTATCTCATCTCACGGTGGCCCGTGCTATCACTCCCTATGTATCCCATGTTTTGAAGCGATGAACGATGACCTGTCGATGTAAAGTATGTCTCGAATATAAGGAGTTCAATGATCGTATTGGTTTGCTACCGATCGAGCATCAGGACTTCTTCAATCGGATGTACGATAAGGTAACATACCTAGAGAGTGTCACTGCTCAACTTCAAGGCATCATCGACGGTACGTGGCCAAATGCCGATGAATTCATCAAACGAAAGAGAGAACTCCATGCTGCACGTAGTATCGGGAAATAATATCGAGTTCACCAACTATGTTAGGGAGAAGTCACTTCAACCTGCTCAAGCAAAGTATGTATCAAATGTTGATACATTGAGAGGTTTGAATGACATCACCGGTGTCTTCATCGGCACATGCTACGATCGACCCGACATTGCTTCCATCGTCCAGTGTATTAACATCATACGAACTAGGACAGCAAAGCCTTTGATTAAACTTGATAGTCTGCGTGACATGTCTAGTCATAGTCAAATCAAGGGTAAGAGCCCCACATCGCTGATCGTAGATGAAGTCCAAAGCTGGTCACAGACCAATGTTCCAACTCCTCGGCATACTGTCATCACTCAACGCTATACAATCAATGTTAGACTAGGCCGTGGACTAAGAGAAGATCATATAATCACGGCCCAAGCCGCGAAATATAACTCCTATTGTAATACTGAATCAAGAACTATATTCGGCGAAACATCGTACACCTTCACATCATGGGAAGATGCTAAGCACTTCGCGAACGACACATCACCGGACTCGACCTTTGGAGTTAATTGTTCTGGCGCGGCTTGGCTTGATTCCACGACCAAGCCATACGACACTTCCACTCAACGCTACATCAATCCATACCAGCTTGACGCTAACACAGCATCAACTGTCTATACTGTATCAATCCCATGTACGGAAGCAGCGACCTCAACATTTATTATACCAGAATATATACAAGAAGCACTAAAGCATGCTAGATCATTCTCATCCTATATCACCAATACATGGAGTAAGACTACCTGCTGTTATCAGTATCTCTTCACTAATAGTACAGAAGCTGCATCCTTCGCCGTTACATGCAATGGATGTGTAACCACACAATAGATTGTCCATTTCATTACCGAGCAGTAATAAAAATACCGAGCAGTAATAAAAATACTACTCGGTAATAATATGAACTGGTAGTACATGATTTGTATATGTACAATAAATCGCTTCTGAGGTATAATGATTGTATAAACGACTACGTAAGATCGATAACATGCTGCCGGCGAAGAACGGTACACAACGCTGACACTATGCAACGGTACAAGACCAGTTCGTGGGAAAACCACCGCCTGCAAGCCTTGCGAGACTAAGGGCGCCATGACACATTGCGTACGTATGCACTAGTCAGGTAACCATACAGCCTTGCTGTTTTTATGCATAGAACACTGCATATCTATGATTCTAGCGGTGTACAATAAATCGTCTATTTGTTATAATAAATCATGAACAAATTAAATACCTCAGAGATTCTTTCAGCTACCAACGACTTTGCTCACCTGTCGTACAAGGACAAAGGAAGCTTCTCCTATGCTTGTGGAACCTTCCAGTCCATGTTGGCAACCATTGTCTCTGAGTTGCCAAAGCACAAGCAGATGGAGTTCCTCAAGACTCTGGAACAGGCAATGGAACGTATTGGTCAACCCGCATAAAAGGATTCACTATGCATATCGTTACACTTGGTGTTGTTGCTCTCTGGCTGGCTGGTATCGTTGGCTGGGTCATGAATATCATCACAATCATTCAGATCTCCCGTTGGAGATGACCGGCATGCTGGTTGCACGAGTCATTGGTGTCTTTGTCGCGCCACTCGGAGCTGTTCTGGGTTACTTTTAATGGCTCAAGTGTAACCCACCAAGGTACATTTGATCCATAATCAGCGTGTCCGGAGAGACGGATAGTTCTGGACCGGTGAAAACGGAACAAAGACCGGCCGTCCTGTGTACATTAATTAGACGTTGTGGTATAATTAATCAAGAAACAGGGATACACCATGGCTAAATTTGATCAAAACCGCTACGAAACCCTGCAAGTCCTGCGGAAGTTGGACAAATTGGACGAGAATACTGAGAAAGAACTCCAAGATATGGCTATGGAGAAGCTCTTCAACATCATTGAGTCGGATCCTAGCCTCCTTGCAGTCTTCAAACGGTTGAAAGACCGTTAAGTTATACCATAATCAGCGTGTCCGGAGGAATCAGTATGAATGAATACCGCATAGAATTTATATTTCTTGATCATGAATCGGATATAGCTCCATCCCGTGAGTATACTATAGTCGAAGCTCGCAATTTAGATGAAGCAGAGCAAGTATTCTATCTGAATCCAGATAGTTTTGGTTGTCATATACAGAATATATCGCTCTATTGATTTAATATATTGTACCAGACACGCTGATAACAGAACAGATTAAGTAAGAATCAAAGATATAATATGAAACAAGACTATACGATCTATATCACCAAGGCAGACAGCAGGACTAAATCAGGTTATCGTGCAGTGAGTACAACAGTTTGGACTGCGCGAGATGATGCCGGCATGCACCGGGAAGTTATTGAGTTGTATAATTTCTATCCAATGGAGAAAGGTTATAAAATCGAGTATGCTCCAAGCATGAAAATGGTTAAGAGTCTCATGACTGGTGAATTAGTCGCGATTGATAGGGATACTCCATGGTCTTGTAATCCTGCTTCTGAGAGTTATTGGTCTAATTAGATTTAATATATTGTACCAGACACGCTGTTAATGGTATAATTATCTTCTGTTCCCTGCTATTAATCCTTATTGATACTCCAGTCCAGTCAATCTATACCATTAACGGCGTGTCTGGATAATGGTATACCGCTTTAGCGGAACAGGATAGTTCTGGACCGGAGACAAGTGAATAGATCTGCACAAAGTAGTGTACAACAATTAGACGTTATGGTATAATTGATCTATCAAAACAGGAAAAGATCATGAACAAACGTACCACTAAACTCTCCCACGACGAATGCCAAACTGAATTGTCGCTAATGGTCGATGCCGCTTACCAGAAGTACGGCACCCATGCCTACTCTGCTGGCTACATGGAATCAATGCTTGTCACGGCTCTGACTCTTCTGACCAAGGATGTTCAGGCTGAACTGATCAAAGCAATCCGTATGTCGTCTGTCCTGCAGCCTGAATAAGATCAAATATACCTTTACTTTAATTAGACGTTATGGTATAATTAATCTATCAAAACAGGAAAAGATCATGAACGAACGAATCAAAGAACTCTCCCTTCAATGTGTAATTGTTGAAGAACACTCAAATGGTCTCCGATACGATGCCGGATTTGACAAAGAAAAGTTCGCCGAGTTGATTATCAAGGAATGTGCTCGTGTAGTAGACAACTTGACTGAGCAGGATAACCCTATTGAGTATCGTCGTACCTATGCACAAGGTACTGATGTGTTGGAACATTTCGGAGTTGAATAATGACTGAAGCAGAAGCAATCGCACAAGCACTACAGACGAGTGGAGGCTTAGTATCGTTTGAAGGACAGAACTGTACTGTTGACTACCTAGACGAAGGTGCTGAGGAGTGCGGTGGATGGGATGGCGTGAGTCGACGGTGCGAGTGTGGTAACCGGCGTGTCTCCTGGGAAGTGTACCGCGATGACAGTGGTGATGGTGTAATCGTTGAGGCGGTGGCATACTAATAGTTGACTAAAACAGTGGCCTATTGGTGTACGGTAATTAGACGTTATGGTATAATTGATCTATCAAAACAGGAATCCATATGAACACCGTAACAGCAACCTTCTCCAATCTCGACTATGCAAACTTTGACCAACTCATGGAAGACAAGAACTTCCTGGGTCTGTCACTGGTGTCCTTCAAAGTCACCGACGAGAAGTACGTAACTCTGGTCCTGAAGGGTAACATCGAGATGATTAAGACCTTCACCAACTGGGTCAACAATCCTAAGAACTGGACCAAGGAAGCACTGGATGCGTTTAAATCAACCAGCGAGTAATATATGAATATCTGTACTAACTGTAAGCATCACAATCAAGTATATGATAGCGGTATGGTATACTGCGAGAATCCATTGAATGGCGTTAATCCAACTACTGGTGCGCCTATGTCAAAGTTTGCTATTTTGAATCGAACCTTTGATATCAGGTGCGGACCAGATGGAGATTGGTTTGAAGAGAAAGAAGTAGTCGTCAAGATCTCTTGGTGGAGTGCACTGATGGGTGGTATGGGCAGCGGGACCGGTGTCAAATAGTATACTAAAACAGTCAACTATTGGTGTACGGTAATTAGACGTTATGGTATAATTGATCTATACCAACCAAGGATCCATTATGAAACCAATGCAAGCATTACAAAATCGCGACATATCTACGATTGACGAAAATGGATGTTATGTGGATGTAGATTATACTGTATGGGTTGTTCATCATGCTGGAGTTTATCCTTCTCCTGGACCATCAGATACGTTGCGCAAAGCGCTAAGAGAAGGTAAGTGCTACTATTCTAGAGAAGCTGCACAGGCTCATTTTCGTACGTTGGCCATGACTACAGTGGTGATTGGTTGACGGCTTAGCACAAACCTGCTATAATTAACACTTACACAACCACGCCGGAGCACATGATGGCAAGAGAAACAGCAGCACAACGTGCAGTACGATTCGAAGCAGAGCACGAAGAACGCCTGAGCAAAGAAGTTGCAGAGTATCCACAACGTCTGATGACATTGCTGACCCGGTCTGTCGCTGACGCCTTTGACCTTACTGTTAGCGACAACAAGTTCCGAGTCGAAGATCGCAACAACAGCGTCTGGTGGAACTTGGCCTACGCTCACAGCTCGGAGAGCCAGGAACGTTTGGAAGACTTGGAGTATACCTTGGATCGCAAGGATACAGAAGCCGCAGAAGCCAAGCGTAAGGACGAACTTGCTCGTACAGCATTCAACAAGCTGAGCAAAGAAGAACAACAGGCACTAGGGCTCAGCAGCCGATTTAACTGGTAAGTTCGTTTGGTACAGAATAATAGTATACTAAAACAGTCAACGATTGGTGTACGGTAATTAGACGTTGTGGTATAATTGATCTATACCAACCAAGGATCCATTATGAAAAAAGGCCAGATGTTAGCGACTATGTTAGTCATTGCGACTAACGCCCATAATGGTCAATTCGACAAAGGTGGTGCTCCATACATCTTGCATCCTCTGAAAGTCATGCACTACCTGAAGTCAGACGACGAGGAGCTGATGTGTATCGCCCTTGGTCATGATGTGATCGAAGATACCTCTGTTACCTACAAGGACCTACGAGATGCTGGTATCTCAGAACGAGTTATCGCTGGCATCCGGGCTTTGACTAAACTTCCCGGTCAGACTCTGGAAGAATACAAGGCAGGTGTCTTTGAGAACATGGATGCTATGAGAGTCAAGATGGCCGATCTCCGGCACAACACAGATGTTCGTCGGTTGAAAGGTGTAACAGAGAAAGACATTGCCCGGATGGCAAAGTACCATACCTTCTACATGGAGATCAAAGTTCGTCTTGGTACAGAATAATAGTATACTAAAACAGTCAACTATTGGTGTACACTAATTAGACGTTGTGGTATAATAGATCTATCAAAACAAACAAACTAGGACTTATATGAATTCAATCGCTTCTTCCACTGGTGGCTCCATCAAGTACTCTGATCGTGGTCTGGTCCACACCGCTAGCACTGGTGCCTACTCAGGTCGTATCGCTGAGATGGGAATGGAATGCATGGTAGTGGATGCTCCAAAGCGAGGTCGTGGTCGTCCCAAAGCAGCTACTGCTACTAATGGTTTCTATGACTTCTCTGCCTTTGGTCCTACGATCAAACTCGCGAAGTTCACCGGCAACATCACCGTCGTGAAAGCCAAGGTATGAGTGACCTACAGATTCAAATCGTGGAGATGCTCGCCGAGGGTAAGTCCCATCGGTGTATCGCTAACTTCCTGGATATTCCTCTGACATGGATCTACGAAGCTATCGAGATGGAGGCTGCATGAACGAAGACATTATCAAGATGGCGCGTGAGGCTTGTGCTTTGCTTGCTCAGCAGTTTGGCTCAAACCGTCCAATCGTTGCAGCATACCCAAGTCGTCTTGTTTCCGGGCGGTGGGAATGTGAGCAGGCAGCAAGCTCTGGAATTGCAGATGCCATTAGAGCAAGGAGCCAATCATGAGCCGCGAAGTATTGAAGCAGGCGCTTGAGGCGCTAGAAAATGGCAAGAAGGTTCGTGCGTTTGGTGGCTGCACAAAGTTTCAAGAACCGCTAGAGGATGCAGCCATCACCGCAATCAAAGAATCATTGGCACAGCCAGAGCAGGAGCTGGTGGCACTAGAGGACACGATTTCAAATCGCCGAATAATCAGCGAAGACCCCGGCGCGACAATTTCAATCATGCGGGGAATGCAGCGCACCATTGATCGCTTAAAGGCACAGCCAGAGCAGGACGCAGAAGCTCATCTGCAAGCAATATCAGATTTCGGACAGGAGCAAGAGCCGGTGGCAGTTACTGGTGGTGGAAAAACTTATCAAGACTTAGAGTTTCTACCAAATGCCCCACAGTTAGAAAATGGAACTTTGCTCTACGCATCACCACCAAAGCGCGAATGGGTTTATATGCTTGGGTATAAGGCAGGCGTTAAAGCTGCATTAAAGGAGAAGAACGCCTAATGTACGCCCTGCTATCCCTGATGCTTGTGACAACAACGGTTGATGGGATTAGCACAAGCGTGCTAGAATGGAACCCCGAGCCAGTTAGTGTGCATGAAACATGGCGGCTCTGTAAGTTTGCTTATTACGACAAGGCTGGCTTCAAACGTAGGCTGACATCGACAACGTGGCTTCAATATTCACCTGTACTAAAATGTAAGAAGATATCATGATATGGTTTGGTGTTGTTATTCAGTTAATTCTAGTTGCTATTATGGTGACTATTCTTTATATGCTTAGGACTGCCGCATGAAATATAATACTATTCAAATGTCATGGGATTGTAATAGCGGTAGGTCCGATGTAACGGTATACTATAAGACAGAAGCAGAAGCAATGGATATTGCAATTGCCTTTGGTTATATTCCTCGCAAATGGTATCACTTTGGATTCGGTGCTATCTACATTATGAAGACATCTGCATGAACGATATTGGATTATACTTATCTTTTACCTTTGTTGGTATACTAGTAGTTGGATTACTGTGGGTATTCCGCGAATTAGTATTCACAATGATACTTTGGTTAGCTTTCTTTGGTGCCTTCATGTACGCCGCGCTGGAGATCTTCTCCTACTTCATGCTCTAATAGTTGACTAAAACAGTGGCCTATTGTGTACGGTAAATTGCACTTGTGGTATAATAGATCTAATCAATCAAACAGGCAATCTAAATGACTACAAACATCTCCTTCGACAAAGCTTCTGGCAAGTACACCTGCAACATCCAGGGTAACACCTTCAAGACCAGCAAGCGTGATTATGTCGAGTATATGTTCAAGAAGATCACCGGCACCAAGAAGTCCTACGACGAAATCGTCGGCGATGTCAAGGAAGTCAAATCAGATCGCTTCTGTATCAACCAGCGTTTCTCCTTCGTTGAGAAGCTTATCTCCATGGTTGCCTCTGGCGTTCAACCCTCGGCTGTGATCACCGGCCAAGGTGGTCTGGGTAAGACTTACACAGTTATGAAGACTCTCGTTGCTGCAGGATACAAGGATGCTACATCCCTCGCAGACTTTGAAGTTGGTGCAGTCGTTAATCGTACCAAGCTCTTCGTGACTGTCAAGGGTTACTCCACAGCAAAGGGTTTGTTCCGGACACTCTTCGAGAACAATGGTTCGGTTATCGTATTCGACGACTGTGACTCAGTGCTTAAAGATCCAGTTGCTTTGAACTTGCTTAAGGGTGCACTGGACTCCTACGGCAAGCGAGTCATCTCCTGGAATGCAGATATGAAGGATGAAGATCTGCCACGTAGCTTTGACTTCACCGGCAAGGTGGTGTTTATCTCCAACAAGGCTCAGAACGATATTGATCAGGCAATCCGCTCGCGCTCTATGATGATCGACCTTGCCATGACACTGGACCAGAAGATCGATCGTATGGAGTACATCTCCAAGTCGGAAGAGTTCATGCCAGAGTATAGCATGGAAGTGAAGAAGGACGCTATGTCTTTGATCAAAGCATTGAAGAATGATGCCAAGGAGATCTCCCTTCGTACACTTATCAGTGTCTCTAAGATCCGCGCCTCTAACAAGGATTGGAAAGATTTGGCTGAATATATGCTTGTTGCCTAAGGAGTTACTATGAATGAACGAATGCTCGAATTGTATACACTGGCTCATGTACCTCATACTGCAATTGATCCGTCAAACAATATGCCATATGAGACTAACCACTTTAGTGCAGACAAGTTTGCTGAGTTGATTGTGAAAGAGTGTGCTAGTATTGTCTATAAAACTGATACTGATCATGCTGATGGTCTAGCGTTATTGTTGTTACACACTTTCGGAGTTGAGAAATGAAATTAGCATGGCTTGTCTGGCGTGATAATGAATCTGAATTTCCGGAGATTCACTTCTCTGAACCACACTATGGCTATCACTTCAAGACAGTTGCTATTGTGTATATGGAGATTGTGCCATGAACGAACGAATTAAAGAACTTGCTAAACAGGCCGGATTGGATTTAATCCATGATAAATTTATGACTGCATCTCAGGAAAAGTTCGCAAGGTTGATTGTGCGGGAATGCGCCCGTGTTGCTCGAGCAATACCTTGTCCGTACGAAGAGGAAGAAGTAAAACAGCGACTCGGTCACACATGGGATATGGCTTCGTTGGCATCGGGTCGCAGCATTAGCAAACATTTTGGATTAGAAGAATGAATAATCGTATTATTGAACTCTTTAAACAGATTGGTGCTATCCAATATGATGAAGACGGTGATGAACAGACTCCGATTCTTGTTGGCAAAGATTTGGAAAAGTTCGCTGAATTGATTATTAAAGAATGTATTGGCATTTTGGAAACAGAGATCGAGTTAGTTAAAGGATATAAGTCCACTGCTCGTAATGATTTTGATATCAAGTGGCACCAGGGTAAGATTACACACTTTACTATATTGATTGAAAAGAGTAAAAAACATTTCGGAGTTGAACAATGAAGAGCGTCTGTAAGCGATGTGGAGTAGTTCATAATAGTCCTGCTTTTGATCCAAAGAAGATTATTGATAAGTTAGCTAAAGATATCGCTAGAAAGATAGACCAAGAAGTATTAGCTAATCTACAAAGAGAACAAAAGAAATGAATGAACGAATTAGACTACTAGCTAAGAAAGCCAGCATTAAAATTACTCCTATGATTCTTGACGGCGTTGAGTATGAGTATGAAGATGTTGACATGGATGGGTTTGAAGATTTGCAAAAGTTCTCCGAACTAATTATAGAAGAAGCTATTAGCGCTCTCTGGACAGAAGAGTGTTATACCAGTGATTTGGCTATTGAAGAATATAGACGGGCTATTGAAGAATATAGACGTAACAGTGACAAGATCAAACAGCACTTTGGACTATAATGGAACATATTGAAACTCATAGTATCTCGCCAATATACTGCCAACCCGGCGATACTATTAATCTAGTATATGATTATACTGAAGATGGATTCTGGTCTAAAAAGACTATTCAACTCGATAAGTTGACTGAACCACAAATGATCGATACTATTATTGTCTATAAAGTTAATAATGAATATGGCCTTAAGTCGGGTCGAGCTATTATCATGGGTGAAGCTGAGTGAAACACGTCTGGCACTGGCTCGTCAGTGTCTATGATCGCTATGACTTCACCGTCGTGGAATGGCTTGTCTGGCTTGGTCTAATAGTGTACTGTTTTAGTCAACTATTGGTGTACATTAAATCGTCTATTTGATATAATTGATCTAACAAAACAAAGGAACTAACCATGGCCGGAAAAGCAAAGTCAATCTATCTCACTATCTGCCCGAAGCGGGAACACATGAGCATCTTCAAGAAAGTGTTCTTCGAAGCTAAGTCATATAACGAGTATGTCAAGACTCCGGAGTTTCTCGCGATGTATCCCAAGGAACAGTTCGACATCATCAAAGAAGTGTACTGAAGTGACTACATTTACTGAAGAGCAGATTGCTAACTGGGACCGCTACGAAGAAGTTCGTGCAGGCGGCGAATTTAATATGTTCGATAGTCGTGCTCGAAGTTTGACCGACTTAGATAAAGACGAATACTTCTTTGTCATGCAGAACTACGCTGAACTAAAATTGGCTTCAGATGACTTCCATAAGAACAGTTCCTCGATTCGTTGATCACCTTTGGTATCCTATACTCTGTAGAGTGGGTGGAGAGCGTAGGATCGTGGAGATGCAGGGTTATAAAGCAAATGAATGGAATGACATTATAAAGCAAATGAATGGAATGACAGGTTATGACTTACGCAGACATTAAGAATCTTTCAGATCGACTTGCTGAATTACGTGAGATTAATGGCCCAGCACCTATGCCTAGTCATACCACTGCGTTGCTTCTATTAGACGAAGTCGAAGAACTACGCGAGTATATTGAAGAACTACAAACAAATGAATGGAATGATAGGTTATGACTTACATTCTAATGATGTGGGCAATAGTAACACCAATGGGCACAGCAGGTAACTTAGTGTATGACTGGCGACCAGTTGGTGAGTTTCGTCGCGATAACTGGAAACGAGAAATCTCTGCAGAAGAAATGTGCAAGAATGCCGCAAAAGAATTACAGCTTAAGAAATATATGTGCGTGAGGAATTCGTGATATGGACCCAGTAATTCAACATCTCGCGGAATCTGCTGGATTTAATTTTGATGAATATAATGAAGTGCTTCAGCGTAAGGTTGAGTTGCTATTTGAGCTAATTGGTCAAGACATACTTGAGTTAACCAATAGCCACGGCAATATCAAACCGCGTGAAGTAAAGAAATACTTTGGAGTGTAAGAATGAATAAGATTATAATTGCGCTATTGTTGTCTAGCGCTGCAATTGCTCATGCAGAATCTGATTGGGTTGATATTGCTGGCACAGACGAAGTATCCTATGCTATTAAAAAAGGATCAGTCACTATTACTAAGACTACAGGTGGTACTAATATTGTCGCTGCTTTAGGAAGAATGACAGATATTAAATCTAACACGTTGAAGGTATTTCAAATGTATGTACCTATTTCTGCGTGTATAGCAAAAGGCGGTACTCTAGTGTTAACAGACATTGCAGGTGAGGTTACTAGTAAGACAGCTTTTGTTTATGGTTTAGGTAGTATTGCCGCTGAATTGGCTGAGACTATCTGTGAAGTATCTAAACCTAGTAAGAAATCAAAATCAGATAACTTAAAGATGATATAATGAAACTATATTTAGATACTGAATTTAATGGCTTTAATGGTAGACTAATATCGATGGCGCTAGTGCCAGAAGATAGTATGTATCCAGAGTTCTATTGCGAAGTCGATATGCTTGACCAATTAGATCCATGGGTTCGAGATAACGTAGTGCCGCACCTAATGCTAGTACCTAGTACACATAATGAATTCCAGCAAAAACTCTCTGCTTATCTACGTATGATTGGTGAATGCACTATTATCGCCGATTGGCCCGATGATATTAGATACTTCTGTGAATCGCTGATTACTGGTCCAGGTGAAAGAATTAGTTTAAGTAATAATATTAAATTCGAATTAAACTTTGATATTGAATATACTTCTGAAGTACCACATAGTGCACTGTGGGATGCTCGTGCAATTAGGGATAGTTATAAGTGAACGAACCGACAACGTAATAGGCCACTGTTTTAGTCAACTATTTGTGTACATTAAATGGCACTTTTGGTATAATAGATCTAACAAACAAAGGAACCAAAATGAAAAGCTTCTTCAAAGACATCGCTCAAGCAACAATCATTGCGATCGTGATTGGGTTCCCTTTCATCATCTATTTCTACCAAATGAAACCTTAAGGCGTATATGCAAAGAATGATAGGTAAGGTGTTTACGTCCGTTTCACAGGATGGTTGTGATATCCGGTTTAAGAATGAGGAAGAAGAATTTCACTTCTATCATGACCAGAGCTGTTGCGAGTCGGTTTACATCGATGACGTAGTTGGTGAACTGTCTGACTTGGTTGGTACGCCAATCTTACTGGCAGAAGAAGTTTCTGGAGAAATCCCTAAAGAGTTTGTTGAAAATGATTATGAATCTGTTGAGTGGACTTTCTATAAGTTCGCTACAATTAAAGGTTATGTAGACGTCCGTTGGTTTGGTACTTCAAATGGATACTATTCAACTAGTGTGAGTATGGAGCATAAAGTAAAATGAAAATTGTAATTAATGTTTGCCATGGTGGTTATGGCTTGTCTGAAACTGCGATACTGCGATATGCTGAGTTAGTTGGCTTTAAGCTGTATATGCAGAAAGAAAGTTATATGACTCACTTCTATCGCATTCCAGTTGAAGAATATAATGCGATTGCAGAAGAGTGCCGTCAGTCACGTGATTATACGAAGTCAAATGGTCTGTACTTCACTGAACGAGATATTGAACGCACTGATACTCATCTAATTCAAGTTGTTGAAGAAATGGGAAACGATGCTGATGGAAAGTACGCTAAATTAAAAATCGTGCAAATTCCAGATGGAGTGCAATGGCAATTAGATGAATATGATGGATATGAATCTATCAGTGAAGTTCATCGTTCTTGGAGTTAACACTATGAAAGACGAAGAATACGACGTGGTATTAGATGCCCTTCAAAGAAAGTATGATATTCTAGTATCCATGGATAGCGACGAACTTACTTGGGGTGGTCCGGGAATCATGACACAGATTCGATGTGAACAACGTGATCAATTACAAAAGGCAATTAAACTATGGAAACAACGCAATGAATGATTTTACACTACATAAGGATGACTTAGTTGTTATCAGAGAATTCGTGGATAAGTATACCACTGTTGAATTTGTTACTATTAGTGTAGATTCTTCATCTGGTATTGGATCTATTGTAAAAGCTAGTATCTTCAGTGTTGTTAATGGTGACGCAGTTACTATTACTAAAACTATTATGGATGAATCTTCTTGGTGATTATATGTTAGCAATATTTGGATTTTTTGTTTGTGTTGGTCTTAATGCACCATTTTATGTTTTCGTGATTGGGTTCTTATGCTTGCTCGTAGACGCAGCACAGAAGTGAAAAGCTATGTACATTAATTAGACGTTGTGGTATAATTGATCTAACAAAACAAGGAAACCAAATGTCTAAACTTCTTATTTCCACGCAAGTCTATGAAAATTACGGCTCCCATGATTGGGACGGTGAAGGTGAATGCCCTTCGTATTGGAAAGCCAAGGGTGGTAATGACTATGTTGTGAAGAACTTCAAGGACTTTGCTAAAGTCACTGAGACTGTCATGGCATTGTCTAGTCAGATTGAATGTGATAATCACGCTTTTCGCGAAACTATCATCAACTTTGAAATTGTGACTGATGATCATATGACTGAGTATGAGCGTGAACAACTTAAGTACGATGGTCGCGTTGTCTACGCATCTAAAGAATTGGTTTGGTAATATGTCAAAGAAGATTGAATTGGATATTGAGACTGCTGATCGTATAACACGATTAACTCTCATTGATTACCGCAAGTGTCTCAACAAAGAACTCGCTGATTTTAGAAAAGGTAAGTACCTACATTCTGAAGATGTAGTTGGCAACCTCAAACGCCTTGAAGCTTTGAACCTTATTATTAAAGATTTTGGAGTAGAAGAATGACACTTGCATGGCCGCAGCTTACGCTTCTAGCGTTGACCCTAATTAGTCTTGGTATCACTTTCGCTCAACATGGTAAACCAAAGACTGGTAATGAAAACGTTTGGATCTCTTTACTAGCGACAGCACTAACATTTTGGCTTTTATTTGAAGGTGGATTCTTTAAATGAATAAAAATGTTAAAGCTCTGGCCAATGATGCTGACTTTGTATTTTGGAATAACGAACCTTGGGGTCCTGGCGCAGGTAACATTGATTGGTCTTGTGACTATAAAAAAGAATTTACAAAGTTCACTGAATTACTTATTCGTAAGTGCATTCAGATTGACGTTGAAAATCCAGACGCAGTTCCTGGCGTAGAAATTGCCAAATATTTTGGGATAGATTAAAGTATGATTGATGAAACAGATTTAGTTTATAGATTGAATAAACGCGCTGAAATTCGTCGTCAAATTACTTCTAGAAAATCAGTGCAAGAAGGTAAACCAGATAGGATGTCAGATCTATTAGAAGAAGCGGCTAATATGATTGTAACTTTACGTTGGGCGCTTAAATTACATACTGAGGATTAATATGGACGGTCATGATATACTTGGCGGACTTATCGTAATTGTTTTTATGATTTGTTTCATTATTTCTGCACAGTTTATACTTGTAGATTATAGATACTTTAATGATATTGAACAGCAATGCGCTAGTGCTGGATTCATCCAAAATGATAAGATTCGGATCATTTGTAGCCCAGAAAAGACCAAAAAAGCCTCATAAGGGCCTATATGAATCAACAACTTAGACACCTCAAAGTGACGTACGTTCATACTTCCGCGTAAGATGTATGGATACCCACTTCGATGTCTTCTAGGTCACCTCATGTCCGCACTTTTTTCACAAAGTTGTGTACATTAATTAGAGGTTATGGTATAATTGATCTAATCAATCAAAAGGACACCATGAAATACACTCTAATCACCTCCAAAGGCAAAGTGTACACCTTCTTCATTAAAGCAGTTGCTGAGACATACTTGGCAGCTTTCGGTGGTAACTTGATTGATGCAAGTATTCTAGAAACCGTTAAAGAAGAAGTCACATTATGAAAATCGTAGCAACAAAGACTGTGAAGTCAAACATGTATGGCTTAGTGTTTGAAGCAGATTACGAACTTCGCGATCAAGGCACGTTTTGGAGTATTAAACAGACTTCTCCTGTGGTGAAAGTTCCCACTGTAGGTAAAGAGGCATATGTCATGAAGAAATGGAAAGCACTATGAGAAAATTAGCAACAATTCGTAAGATCGACGCGCTTACTCCAATCGTTGGAGCTGATGCTATCGAGTGCGCTCACATTGGTGGTTGGAAAGTTGTAGTCAAAAAAGACGAGTATGTTGCTGGTGATCTAACCGTATACATTGAAATTGACTCTTGGGTTCCACACACACTTGCTCCTTTCTTGTCTAAAGGTAACTACCCGCGTGTCTACAATGAAGTAGAAGGTGAACGTCTTCGCACAGTAAAGTTACGAGGTCAGATTTCTCAAGGATTGTTGCTACCTCTAAGTGTGCTTGCAATTAAGACTCCTTCTGGTGACTATCTTGGTGACTGGGATCAATTCGAAGGTGATGACGTATCTGAACGTCTTGGCATTGAAAAGTGGGAACCTGCTCTTGAGTTTATGTCTTCAGATGCTAAAGGTGAATTCCCATCGCAGATTCCTAGAACTGATCAAGAACGTGTTCAAAATATTCCAGACAAACTGATTGAATGGAAGACTAAGAATCTTACCTGGGAAGTTACTGAAAAACTCGAAGGTTCTTCAATGACTGTGTATCTCATGGATGACGAGTTTGGAGTATGTTCACGCAACATTAATCTAAAACCTAATCCAGGCGCTACATTTTGGAAGACTGCTATTGAAGCAAACCTAGAAGGTATTCTACGCGAGTCTAAACAATGCTTGGCGCTGCAAGGTGAACTAGTTGGTGAAGGTATTCAGGGGAATATCTATAAACTTAAAGGTACTCACTTTTACATTTACGATATCTATGATATTCGTAAAGGAGAATACTTTACGCCAACTGAACGAGAAGCATTTACTTTTACATATAAACTTAAACACGTACCAGTGTGGCAACGCAACTTTGCTCTAAATGAAACTACTATTGATGAACTTTTAGCAATGGCTGAAGAAAAATCTATGATAGGCACTAGTAGATGTGAACAAGAAGGCATTGTATTCAAATGCAATGAAAAGAAAGAATCTTTTAAAGTTATCTCTAATAGGTATCTTCTAAAGTCTAAGGATTAAGATGATAGTAAAAATTACAATTGTAGTAATACTATTTTTAGTTTGTGCTCCACTCGTCTTTATGTCGATATTAACACGACATTCGGATAAACAAGTAAGGATTGTAAAATGCGTGTAAAAATTGGTCCATATATTGATTGGATTGGTCCATATCAAATCTGTGATTGGCTTCAAAGGATTGGAGTATCGGAAGATCGTTGTCATGCACTCGGTGATCGTTTAGCTGAGACTTGGGTTAATGACGCATGTCAATGGATTCATTCTAAACATAAGCGTAAGATTAGTGTAAAGTTGGATCGCTGGGATTCATGGAGTGCAGATTCAACATTGGCTATTATTATAGTTCCATTGCTAAAACAATTGCATGCAACTAAACATGGTGCTCCAATGTCAGATGATGAAGATGTTCCAGAAGGATTGGGTCTTCGTTCGACTGAAGCACCCGCCAAGACAGATGAATGGGATGTTGATGGCAACCACTTCAAACGATTTGATTGGATCATGGATGAAATGATTTGGGCTCACACTCAATTGCATCCCGACACTGATTGGGAAGCACAATACCATACTGGTGTTCATGATATTCAATTTAAGAAAATGGAAAATGGTTTTAGTGAAATGATTACCGGACCTAATGATACTCACGTATTTGATAGAGATGGCTATATTGCTCATAGCGCCAGAATTGATAATGGTCTTCGTTTATTCGGAAAATATTATCGTGGGCTGTGGGATTAAATGATTGATTGGATTAAAGATGACTACAGATCTCATCCTCTTCGCTTTTGTGTTGAGCTTATTGCTTGGACAGCTAGTATCGCTTGTGCCATTATTATGGCAGCCACTGTCCCGAATCCTCCGATGCTCACTCTATATCCTATTTGGATCGGGGGTTGTATTTTGTATGGTTGGGCTGCTTATTCTAGGCGGTCATTTGGAATGCTTGCTAACTACCTCTTGCTGGTGAGTATTGATTTTATTGGATTGATGAGAATGCTATGAATGAATGCGTAATATACGATTTTGAAACACTAAGTCAAGATCCCCAACGTGGTGTAGTAACATCATTTGCACTGTTATCTTTTAGTGAGAAGCGGTATATTAGTAACCCATATACTTATGAGCAACTAGTAGAATCTTGCGCTTATATTAAGTTTGACGTTGAAGAACAAATTCGAACTTATAAGCGCAAAATCGATAAAGATACTATTGATTGGTGGGCTGCGCAAGGCGCAGAAGCTAAGAAACAAATTACTCCATTAGATACTGATGTTTCCATTAGAGATCTATATAAGTTTCTATGCGATAACATTGATCTAAAGAATCATAAGAAAGCTTATACTCGCGGTAATACATTCGATCCTATCTTCCTTGATAGTTTATTGAAGCAATCCAGTGTTACTAATCCAATGCATTGGGGTTCTATTAGAGATACTCGTTCTATGATTGAAGGCATGTCTTTTGGCATGGATTTAGATAATGGATTTATGCCAGGTGATCTAGAAAAGAAGTTTGTAAAACACAATCCATGCCACGACATTGCAATGGATGTTATGCGTATGCAACTTTTAGCCCAAGCAATTGGTGTACAATAATTCGTATCTATGGTATAATTAACTATGAAAATCTCTCTTGCCTCTGACGTCCACCTTGAGTTTGGTCAACTCGAAATCTCTAACACAGAAAACGCCGATGTGCTTATTCTGTCTGGTGATATTTGCACTGCAAAAGATTTAAACGATGTTGCGGATTTTAATATCCTTGGAATGTCGCACAAGTCTAATCAGTATCATGAATTCTTTCAGAAAGCTTCTCGGGAATTCAAGAATGTCATCTACATTGCAGGTAACCATGAGCACTATCATGGCGACTATGCTACGTCGATTCCACGTATTCGCGAGAAACTTGCATACTTGAAAAACATTCATTTTCTCGATAAAGAATATGTAACGTTTGATGATGTTACCTTTGTTGGCGGAACTCTTTGGACTGATATGAACAAAGAAGATCCTTCAACATTGTATGGCATTAAAGGTTACATGAATGATTATCGTATTATTAAAAATTCTGGACGTGATGTGCACTTCCGCGATCAAGATGGTAACTTTCAAACTAGAGATGCTAAGTTTTCTCCTGAAGATTCCGTTGAAGATCATAAGGCAATGTTAGCATTTATTGATGATACGGTGAAAGGTATGCATAGTGAAAAGTTTGTAGTAGTGGGTCATCACTCACCTTCAAAACTATCCACTAAGCCTCAATATGAAAATGATACGATGGTCAATGGTGCTTACTCGTCTGATTTGTCGGAGTTCATTCTTGATCATCCACAAATCAAAGTTTGGACTCATGGGCATACTCATCACGCCTTTGACTATATGATTGGTTCAACTCGAGTGCTATGCAATCCACGCGGTTACATTGGTCACGAGCACTGTGCTGATACTTTTCAACTTCAATACTTCGAAGTTTAATATGACTATTGTAACACTTAAAGAAGACGCAGAAGGTAATCTAATTCTACCACTCTCAGATGAACTTCTGAATGAAGTAGGATGGAAACCTGGTGATACTATTAATTGGACTGATAATGGAGATGGGAGTTGGACTATGACTAAGAAACTTGAAACCGAATTAGTTCTCGTTGAATGTGTATCTACATTTCGCATGCGCTACTTAGTAGAAGTGCCAAAAGGTAAAACCGAATGGGCTCTTGATAGTGTGTCAATGGATGAAGCTAATGAGTTCTCTCAAGAACACATTGGCGAACAAATCATGTCTCACCGCGTGATCAGTGAAGATGAAGCAATTGCAATTAGTGATAAAGATAACTATTATTGTGCTGCTTGGTCTCGTGAAAAGAAACTAGAAACGTTTGTAACAGAATGGAAAGAAAAAAATGAGTAAATTTACTTTTACATGTGAAAACTATGGCACAGATAATACTATGTCATTTGAATGTGATACGTGGGATGAAGCGTTGGAGAACTTTGACACTTTCTTAAAGGGTTCAGGATTTATGTTTGATGGTACTCTTACTGCTGTAGTATCTGAACTTGAAGAAGATGTGTTGCATTCAGACTTCTACTATAAGTTTGATCGTAATCTATAAGTGTACAGTAATTCGTATTTGTGTTATAATTAACTATGAAAATATATCTTGACATGGATGGAGTTCTAGCGAACTTCGATAAACAATACGAATTACTATTTGGGGCTCATCCTACTGATGAAGAAGGTCGCACTAAGCACTTTTGGAGTCATTGGGATGAATTTGTCGCTGGTAAAAACTTCACTAAATTAGAACTTATGCCGGGCGCTAAGACTCTAATGAAAGCTTGTGATTTGCTTCAAGTTCCAGTTGAACTTCTTACTTCTACAGGTACTAAACAATATTATGATACTATCTCTGCTCAGAAAATTGAGTGGTTAAAAGCGCACAATATTACGTATAAGCCTAATTTTGTTGCTGGTGGTTCTAAGAAAGCTGAATATGCTCATCCATGGAGTATCCTTGTTGACGATACTCCTAAAGTAGTTGACGCGTATGTAAAAGCTGGTGGCACCGCTATCCTGCATAAAGATGCTGATACTACTATTAAACAACTCTTAAAACTTTACTTAGAATACCAAGGTGGGCAATAATGGAAAATCCTGATCAAGCATACCCACTATCTGTTGTTGCACTTCCAATAGTTCATCCACCAGTCCCAGCTCCACTCTATCTTCCAACACCAATCACTTATCAGTTTAGAGTTATGGAATATGTCGATGACAACAAAATCGTTAAAGTCGAATTACAAGTTCAAACGACTGTGCACAATGCTACGGGCACCATTGCATCTAGTTCTGGCTTTGTTGCTATTCCTCGCATTCAACTTCCATTTGTAGAATACTCGAAATGAACATTTTCTATCTTGATAGCGATGCAAAGTCGTGCGCTCAAATGCACAATGATAAACACGTTGTGAAAATGATTCTTGAATACGCTCAGTTGCTGTCGACTGCTCATCGTATTCTTGATGGCAAGTTGGTCGAAGGCGTTTCAAAGTCTGGTCGCAAAGCAAAGCGCTATGAATTGCCAGATCAGCGTGATGGTATTCTATACACTGCTACTCATGCAAATCATCCTAGTGCTATCTGGGCGCGGTCAAGCCATGCAAACTACTGTTGGCTATTTTCTTTGTTTAGCGCATGCTTAGAAGAATATACTTATCGTTATAGCAAAGTGCATGCAACATCACGTTTATACGATTCTTTGCGCTTTTGTCCTACTAATATTCTAACTGCTGAATTTATTGAACCGCCTCCAGCAATGCCAGAACATTATCGCGTTCTTGGTAACTCTATTCAGTCTTATCATAATTATTACATTGGTGATAAGCGTAATATGTCGCGCTGGACTAATCGTGAAATGCCACTATGGTTTGCCAAAGGTATAAATATGTTGTACGACGATGCACTTTACATGTTTAATAATGTAAAGCTCAATAGAATTATATCAATGCCCATGAGTCAATACAATGCCAACATATAAATTTCGCGATAAAGACACCTCCCTTGAATTTGAAAAATTCATGTCAATCTCTGCTAGAGAACAATACCTTTTAGATAACCCTCATTACGAAACTTGTGTCAATGGTGCACCTATGGTGTGTGATCCAGTTCGCGTTGGCGTGACTAAAAAAGATACTGGCTTTAAAGAAGTTTTACAGAAGATTCATCAAAAAACTGCTGGTAGTATGATGCATCGCAATAACTCTTGGTAATTTTTATTGAGCGTCTTCCTTATGCTCAATAAATGATCAATTATATTATGTACTTTCTTGATATTTTTATTCATTTAAATTAGGAGAACTATGGCTACAAAAGCTGCAAGTAAAAGAACCCCAGTTCAGCGCAGAGAAGACTCTCAATCTGAACAGGATTTCGCTACGAGACACCAGCCAGTCGTAAGCAATGCGCTTAAGATTAAACTAGATCATTTGAAAACATTCGATGCACTTACAAAAAATCAACAGATATTTTTTGATGCATATAAAAGTGGATCATATGCATTCATGTTAATGGGAAGTCCAGGAACTGGTAAGAGTTTCATTTCACTTTATCATGCAATTGCAGATGTTTTAACTAGGGATACTCCATACAAAAAACTTGTCATAGTACGTAGTTCTGTTTCAACCCGAGATTCTGGGTTCTTACCTGGATCTCTAGATGACAAGATGTCAATCTATGAAGAACCATATAAACAAATCTGCGCAGATCTATTTGGTCGTCCAGATGCTTATGATAGACTTAAAGAACAAGGTTACATTGAATTCCTAAGCACGAGTTATCTTCGTGGCACTACATTTAATGATGCGATCATCTTCTTTGATGAAATTCAAAATGCAAATTGGGCCGAGATGAAAACTGTTATTGGTCGCACTGGTACGCGTTCAAAAGTGATTCTATCCGGTGACTATTCACAGAATGATTTAACTAAGTCTAAACACGATCAGTCTGGATTTAAAGAACTTCATAGAGTAGTTACTCTAATGGATGAATTTGACATTATTAATTTTACAACAGATGATATCGTTCGTAGTTCATTCACTAAGAACTTCATTATTGCATGCGAAGAACTGGACCTATAATGATTAATAGTAGATCATTGGATGATTTAAATCCTATTGTAAAAGAAAAAGTTGAAGCTTTTCTATTAGCGTGCGCGAAGGTAGACATCGATCTATTGGTGACGTCTACATATCGCGACGCAGAATCACAAACTGCACTATATGCTCAAGGTAGAACTACACCTGGTAAAGTTGTCACTAACGCAAAAGCTGGTTCGTCGTGGCACAATTGGCGTTGTGCAGTTGATGTCGTACCCATGCGTAATGGTAAACCAGTATGGAGTACTTCTGGAGAAGACGGAGTTCTTTGGAAGAAAATTGGAGCAATTGGAGTTGACTGCGGTTTAGAATGGGCGGGAAATTGGAAATCATTTAAGGAATTCGCTCACTTCCAATACACTGCTGGTCTTACATTAGCAGATCTACAACAGGGTAAACAGATCGCATAATGTTCACGCATATATATCATGATATCGCTAAACTAAAGCGAATTGACTCGCCTGTCGGAAGAGTATACGAAACACCTAATGGTAAAAAGTATCCTTCCGTCACATCAGTAACTGGGCTTCATGGCAAAGCTGAAATCTTTGCTTGGCGTAAACGCGTTGGTGAAGAAGAAGCTAATAGGATCTCTAAACGAGCAACCACTCGTGGAACTAGAGTTCACTCTCTATGTGAAGATTATCTGAACAATAAGGAAGTGCTGATTGACATGTTTGATCAGTACACCTTTAAAGCTTTAAAACCAGCGCTAGATCGTATTAACACCGTTCACGCGCTTGAAACACAATTGTATTCTGATCACTTGCGCGTAGCAGGTACTGTAGATTGTATTGCAGAGTTTGATGGAAAAGTGTCGGTCATTGATTTTAAAACATCATCTAGACCAAAATCACGAGATGATATTCATAGTTACTTTCAACAGTGTGCAGCCTATGCTGTTATGTTTGAAGAACGTACTGGAATTGCAGTGAGTAGATTAGTTATCATTATGTCAGTAGATGGAGAAAACGAAGCATCTATCTTTGTTGAAAAACGAGATGACTGGATTGGAGAGTTCATTGAAGCTCGAGAAGACTACTTTAAACTCAAGGGAAATTGATATAAATACTCCATTATAGAAAACAAAGTATATGGCAACTACACTCAATATTACCGGCGTTCTTTATCCAGATGGAACACAATCTTTGCCTTTAGATAGATTCCAAAAAGCTATTTTTGGATTTGGAATTATTATTGATTATTATTCACTGACAAATATTGTCAGTGGAGGTATAGTAGCGACAGATACTACTGGCGTCGCTACTGCACGAGGGCAATTAGCTGCTGCCAGTTATGGTGGCGATAAAGCAATATTTGGTTATGGAAATAAGAGCAGTGGTAATGTTTCATTGATAAATTTAATAAGTAGTTATGGTGTAGTATCAAGTGATATTGCTGGCGTTGGTACTGCTAGACGTGGTTTAGCTGCTGCTGGGTTTGGTGGCGATAAAGCAATCTTTGGGTATGGAACAGTCGATGGTAATAATAGCTTGTCAATGACAAATCTAGTATCAAATACTGGAGTAGTATCAAATGACGTTGCAGGTGTTGGAACTGCTCGCGCTGGGCTGGCAGCAGCCAGTTATGGTGGCGATAAAGCTATATTTGCTTATGGTCGAACGCTTGGGACGCAACCTTCTATAACAAATTTAGTATCGAATACAGGCGTAGTATCTAGTGATGTTACACGTGTTACAACGGGCCGGTCCAGCGCGGCCGGCGCTGGTTATGGCAATGATAAAGCAATCTTTGGGTATGGGTTTGCACTCAACCATACATCACTAACTAATCTAGTATCAAATACTGGA